AAAGAAAACGACCCTCAATTACTTGAAGTTTCTGAACCATGGGACTTTGAGGTTGATGGCGACCCTTCACAGTTGGTTACATATATGAAGGAAGTGATGGCCGACCACGGTGGTATCGGTCTCTCTGCCATTCAATGTGGGGTAAAAAAGCGTGTATTCATCATGGGCACGATAGATAACTTTGTGGTTTGCATCAATCCAGCGATAGTCGCGATATCCGATGAACGGGTGCTTGATCAAGAAGGTTGTTTGAGTTTCCCTGAACTCTGGATGAAGGTGAAGCGTCCGGCAGGAGTGTCGGTGAAATATCAGACCGTATCAGGTAAAGAAGTTGAAGACACCTTGATGGGATTCCAGGCTCGGATCTTCCTACATGAATATGATCACGGATTAGGTATTACATTTGATCAGCGAGTAGGAGACCTTACATTGAAGATGGCTACGGAAAAAAGGAAGAAATGGTTGAGCAGGTTGCCTAGACTCTAAGGCATCCTTTTTACTAATGTGATGCTACGGCGCTTTGATCTCTTTTTAGTGAAATCAGACATACATACAACTGGCCCATGAACTACCTGCAAACTCTTGTTGTTAAACGTCCTGATATATGGTTTGAACACATTCCATTCGGTCTTTAGGAACAGGTTGATAGGAATCGTTCTATTAGATTCCCACCACCACACATCACCTAACTGTAGGAACTTGGACTTGAGATCAACTTGAACTATAGCACCGTAATCGTATAGAGTCGTTACCATGTCATCACGATTCTGGATTATACCTACATAATCTTGACCGGCATAGGAACAAACCGTGATGAACGGATGGGCTTCTGTAAGTTTCTTGAAAAAGTCGTTTGCTTCCATTGTATATATTTAATCAAGGAAGCCCAAAGTTAATATTTTAATATTTTAAAGACTAAATATATGATAAGAGGAACAACAGATGTCCTATGCGACCCAAGTTTTTGTTTATACGCAACGACAGATTGTTATACTCCAATCAGGATTTTCAGGGAGAATCTACTTGCCACAATATGCCCGACCATTAACACTCAACAGGGGTGTAGATAATCAGATTATTTTTCAGTTCCTGAACAACGAACAGAAGCCTATTGATATTACTGGAGCACAGATCACTTGTAGGATCATAAGTTATGACGGTAATGTGACTCTCCTATCCACGTATCTTAATCCAGGACTTACACTGAATGGATTTGCTACCTTGGATATAACTGCCGCTGACCTAATGGAAATCAATCCACAGAAAGCTTACTATTCACTGGAGATTCCAGTTGGAACATTCAACTATCCTGTATTTGTGGATCAGAATGCAGGTGCAAGGGGTGATATGAATATCGTTGATTCCATCCTTCCATCCTTTGTCCCTTCAGCAAATGTCACGATTCCTACTGGTCAGGCATTTCCTAATACGAATCCTGAATACAGTCCGGCAAACGGCTATGTCTATTATACGAGTGTCATTGACACGAACAGCAATCCCGTGCTGACCATCCAAGCATCCTATGATCAATTTTACGGTAATGTTATCATTGAAGGATCAGTACAACCAGATGTAGATTGGTATCCTATCCTGACCAACACATACGATAATGTCAGTGCTACGATGGGATATGTGATCGAAGGTTTCCATCCCTTTGTGCGAATGGAGTTTGACAGCAATTCAGGCGCGGTTCTAAATATCCTATCTAGGTAACCTATTTGCTTGATTTCTATATCAGGTCTGTTATAGTAGAGTTATGTTTGATATCCTGACTATCATACCAGGTAAAAAGAAAACCACGGTAAGCGGTTGGATAAGTTTCAACGCTCCTTGTTGCCATAATATGGGCCATCGTCCAGACAAGAAAATGCGTGGCGGTATCAAGACTGACGGCACTAACTGGAATCTACATTGCTTCAACTGCGGATTCAAGTGTGGATTTACCTTAGGTAAGAATATCACTGGTAACACACGCAAGTTGCTTACTTGGTGTGGCATGGATGAGCAGGACATAAACAAGTGGAATCTCTACAGTCTACAGCATAAAGATTTGCTAAACTTGACTATGGTCAAGAAAAAAAAGAAGAAGATAAACTTTGAAGAGGTAGTTCTTCCTGATAATATGGAAATGATCTGCCCGGAAAACCCCGATCATCAGAAATATGTAGACTATCTCACTAATAGGGGCATAGGTATATACGACTATCCCTTCATGATAACTCCTAAGGATCAGGGTAGGAATGCTGATCGCATCATCGTTCCATTCACTTATGAAAATAGAATAGTTGGACATACGAGCAGATATCTGGATAATCGTGTTCCTAAATTTATTACCCATCAACAGCCCGGATTCCTCTTTGGATATGATCTACAGAAGCCTGATTGGGAAGTATGTCTGGTATTTGAAGGCATATTTGATGCGTTGAGCCTCAATGGATGTGCGCTAACTACGAATACTATAAATGAATCGCAGGTCAATATTCTACGGAATCTACAGAGGAAGATAATCGTGGTTCCGGATCAAGACAAGGCTGGATTGACTATCTGTGAGCAAGCACTTGAGTTAGGATTCCATGTCTCTATTCCTGATTGGGGGCCGGGAGTGAAGGATGCCAATGACGCTGTAGTAAAATACGGCAGACTACCGACGTTATTATCAATTTTACAAAATGCAACTAATAGTTCCATTAAAATTAAATTGATGAAAAATAAAATAATGAAAAAATTATGATATTAACATCCATCCTTTAACAGATTTATATCTTCCTATTACCATTCTTCCCACATTAGTTCTATTTAAATTAAATTTTTTACAAAAATCACATCTAGTCATACTTACAATTTCGGAAGTAATTTTGTTTCTGAAGGTATAATTAGTATGATCATATTTGTAATTATTTTTTCCTAATAGATTATGTGTTCCATTTGTTACCCTATCAGTTTGCAATAAATACACATATGCTGATGTTCTCCCCAGAACGTTAGAGTAGTTGGGGTGGGTCCCGCGAACTACACATCTTTATTTATCCCAAATGTATTGAAGTCATAAGAGAAATATTGTATAATAACTACATGATAAAAGAATATAACCGGGACATTCAGGAACTCTTCCTCAGGATGATCGTGACCAATGCTGAACTCTATACCAGAGTCACAAATATCTTTAATCCCGAGAACTTTGATCGTACCCTAAGGCCAGTAGCAGAACTCATTGTTGAGCATACACAGAAGTATAGCATCATGCCTGATCATACACAGATCAAGGCAGTCACTGGCGAGGAAATACTACAGATTGAAGAACTAAACGATGGGCATTATGATTGGTTTCTAGAAGAGTTTGAGTCCTTCACTAAGAGACAAGAACTTGAACGAGCAATCATGAAGGCGGCGGACCTGCTTGAGAAGGGCGACTTTGATCCGGTTGAGAAATTGATCAAGGATGCGGTGCAAATCTCATTGCAACGTGACATGGGTACAGATTATTTCGCTGATCCTAAAGAACGGCTGAACAAGTACTTCAATCAGGGAGGACAGGTATCTACAGGTTGGCCCCAGCTTGATCGTGTCATGTACGGTGGTATGAGTCGCGGTGAGTTGAACATTTTCGCAGGTGGTTCTGGTTCTGGTAAATCTCTAGTGATGATGAACATCGCTCTAAACTGGTTACAGCAAGGCCTGAGCGGTGTCTACATCACACTTGAACTCTCTGAAGAACTGACTTCGCTTCGCACAGACGCGATGCTCACGAACATGAGTACAAAGGATATCCGGAAGAACCTAGATGATGCTGAACTCAAGGTCAAGATGGCTGGTAAGAAGATGGGCCAGTACCGCGTCAAAGGACTTCCGGCACAGTCAAACGTGAATGTCATCCGTGCATATATCAAAGAAGTGCAGATTCAGACTGGTATCAGGATTGACTTCGTGATGATTGATTATCTTGATCTCGTCATGCCAGTAGGTATCAAGGTGAATCCAAGCGATCAGTTCATCAAGGACAAGTATGTCTCTGAAGAATTGCGTAATCTTGCGAAAGAACTTGGTGTTCTCATGATTACTGCATCTCAATTGAATCGTAGTGCGGTTGAAGAGATTGAGTTTGATCATAGTCATATCGCAGGCGGTATCTCAAAGATAAATACTGCTGACTATGTGTTTGGTATCTTTACTTCGCGCTCTATGAGAGAACGCGGGAAGTATCAAATTCAGTGTATGAAATCGCGTAGTTCTACTGGTGTTGGTATGAAGATCGATCTAGAATATAATATTGAAACTATGAGAATTACTGATGAAGACATCGACAGTGATGATAAAAAACAACCTACTCCTAGTAATATCATGAATAAAATAAGAACTACTTCTAATGTGGTAGAAACACAAAACGAAGGTAGTCAACAAAAAGTGACAGCAGATGTCCAATCCACAAAGTTGAAACAACTGTTGCAGTCGTTAAAGAAAGAATAAAATGGAATCACATGATGTTGACAGAATAAGAGTTAGATGTTTTAAGAAAAACAATAGCATTAATGGAAGATGCAACGAAAAGATATGGTGGGAACGAAATAACCTGATCGATCTATATGTTAAGATCATGGATGAAACGAGTTTTCTTGCTGAAAATCCGACCATGGCTATTAGGTTTTATCACATACTTAATGGCGTTTCTGCCGTTCCCTGTTGTGAATTGCCCGGCTGCAATAACATCGTTAAGTGGCACACGTCTATAAATGCATACTCTAAGTATTGCTCACCTAAGTGTACCGCAAGCGCAACTCGTAAGATAGGAGAGAACAATCCGTTTTCTCACTCGGCGGTTAAGGAAAAGATAAGAAGAACCAACCTAGAAAAATACGGGGAATACAACTATTCAAAAACCAAAGAATTTAGAAGTTATCTAAAAACCTACCATCAAACTCTCAGTCCCGAAGAAAAGAAAAAAACACAACTAGCACGAGAAAAAACAAACCTACTGACCTACGGACATGTCACTCCGTTGAATAATCTAGAGGTCAAGAACAAGATAAAGCAAACACTTGTGAAAAGATATGGCGTAGACTCTCCTCTCAAGAATGCGGACATAAAAAACAGCGCAAAGAATACTATGTTAGAAAGGTACGGAAGAGATCACTACAATCAACAGCATATCTCTACTGATGATCTAAGAAACCTCAAGGATCGAGCATGGTTAGAAAATCAATTGGAACTGCATAGTGCCAAAGAAATAGCAAGATCATGCAACATTTCGTATTCAATACTCTGTAGGTATATCAGAAATGCAGGCATAGACCTAACAAAATACTCATACTTTGAAAAGGAAGTTAGTTTGTTCATTCGTGAAGTGTTGGGAGATACTGTTGAGATAGAAACAAATAACCGCAAGATTTTGTCTGGAAAAGAAATAGACATATACATCCCTTCAATGAAGTTAGGAATTGAATGTAATGGTATCTATTGGCACAGAGAAGGAAAGGGCAAGAATCAAAATTACCATATCAACAAGACAGTTGCGGCTGTAGTCGAAGGCGTTAGGTTAGTTCACATATTTGAGAATGAGTGGTTAGAAAAACGTGATATCGTAGAAAACAGATTGCGCCTTCTGCTAAGAAAGACTGAACGAGTTTATGGAAGAAAATGCAAAATAGTCAATGTTGCATCGGATGCAGAAGCAACGTTCCTACAAGACTATCATCTACAAGGGGCAGTACGCTCTAGAGTTTGCTATGGACTCACATACAATGATGAATTAGTGGCTATCATGAGTTTTGGTAAATCTAGATATAGCAAAAAAGCAGAATGGGAACTGCTGAGATTTGCAGTTAAAGATAATATAAGTGTGGTAGGAGGTGCAGAAAAACTATTCAGTCAGTTTATACGCAATCACGTTCCTAATTCAGTCATTTCCTACTGCGACAGAAGGTGGTTCTTAGGAACGATATATTCCAAATTAGGGTTCTCGTTCTCTCACAACTCAACTCCCAATTACTTTTATCTAGAAGCAGACGGGTCACTTTCATCTAGAGTCAAGTATCAAAAGCATAAGCTAAAGGAAATGTTGATGACGTTTGATCCTAATCAATCTGAGTGGAGCAACATGCAAAACAACGGATACGACCGTATTTGGGATTGTGGTAACTCTGTTTGGATTTGGAACCGTTTTTAAGAATATCATTAAAGAAATAATTTTAAGTTTTTTGACTAAATAATATCACGGGATCTTTATCTTATGCAAAAGAAAACACGAAGCCTTCTAGAGGAGCTGCAATCGATAGGTGAGAACCGTGATATCAATCATATAATTGAGTCACGCGCCTCAAATATCATTACAAGTGCTATCAATCTCATTGAGTTGATGCAAAAGCACTACCCTTCCGAACGGGCCGAATTACTTGAGAAAAAGTTGTTGAGTGCGATTAAAGGTAAAGATCAAGCTAGATTCGCGAAAAGCTTGAGGAAGAAACATGAAGATTGATGAGTTTAAGGCTATCCCAAAGAAAAAGATGAACGAGGTCAGTGCAGGATGGTCTGCATTGAAGGGTATGTTTGGTGGAAATGGTAGCCAGCAACAACTTACTCAAGACGTTTTTATAGATGACTTCGTTAAAGACGCTTTGATCTCTATAAAGAACGGTATTAGTGGCGGAAACATTGACCCTTCAGCAAAGTCAGCCGAACCTCCACCTAAAACTCCGCCTTCCGGCCCAACCCCGCCTCCCGGTGAAATTACTAAAGGCGGCGCAATTACCCGGCCCACCAAGACATCTTCCAATCCTATCGCAGGTAGCGGCGCTAATTATACTACCGGGGCCTCCCCCGAAACCAACCTAAAGGTTAATGCTAAAAAAGACGGTAAACCTGTTAAAGAATCTAGATATGACAGACTGAATGCGATTTTTGAAAGCATCGTCTTAGGCGAAGAGGATCCAGCGCCGCCACCTACTAAAGATAGATCACTTCAAAAATATCTAACAACATGGTATAATAGTTGGATGAGAAATATAAACTGGCATGATGATGAGGACCACATTAACTCGCTAATAAAGAAGGTTGCTGACTCGTATAGCAAAGATGGTGGAAGAGCAGCATTAACACAACTAGCCCAAGCATCATTTTCTATCGCACAAGCGAATAAAGGAGTACCATTTGGTGCTGAAAATGCAGTCGCGAAAGCAGGCGGAGGCGGAGCTGGTTCCGAAAAAAGGACCCCGGATCAAATAAAAGCTCTAATAGCAGACTTACATAAGAAAGATCCAAGTGCCACAACCGAACTAATAACTGACTTAATCAAAACGTATGTTAAGGGATCTTCTAAATAAATATAGCCAAAACCAAGTTTTTTTTGCAAAGGCATAAATAGTTATATGAGACTTTGATCTCACATTTTAAAAGGAAAACACTACAATGGCACAGTTTACAAAAGTAAATGGTGATTATCAACAGGTAATGCACTTAGATTCCCCAGCATATACCAACAATGGTCTTAATGCTGTCACTTCAGGTTATGCAGTTCAGCCACAAGGCCCAAAGCTTGACTTCTTCACGACTTCAGCTTCAGGTAGTTCTACATTCAGCACAACCCAAGTAAATGTAATTGTTGAAACAATTCAACAGTTGGCTACGATCTATATGTATCAGTATACTTCAGGTACTCCTGACACATTCGCATACGCTGTGTATCCAGCTGGTGCATGGTATGTTGACAGCAGCGGACCAAACGGCGCTGCATCTAACGTAGTACTTGCGATCAACACAGCACTTACTGCTGCAGGTGTTGCTAACACTACAACTGGTGCGCTTGGTGCGACATTCATTGCAAGCACTGACTCCCCGTAATATCTGATATTACACCTAACATAGAACCCAGGAATTTAATTATTCCTGGGTTTTTTGTTGAGTAAATAGTCATATGTCACATCGTATTGCTGCACATACCTTGTTTGATATCACTCAGACTGGCGTGATGAATAGGTCTAGGCCTGATCATGATGGTATCGACAACTGGCTACACAGGCGCAATACACAATGTAACTTTGACACACTCTTGCAAGTCATATCAATGCGAAGCCAACCTGAAGTTATCAAAGTTCCTGTCAGGCAGGATTTGAAAGAAGACATCGGTCAGTTTGGGTTTTTATATGCAAAAGAAGAAGATAGAATAAAACACTCCTGGAGATTTGAATTTGATGTACAACATTC